GCTCGAAGCCCAGATGAGCCAGATCCCCAACCCCGCTGTCGGCACCGGAGACGGCAGCACGGGCGATACCGAGGCAACGGAAATCAAACGCATCCTGGCCTACGTGCCGTCAGAGCGGCGCAAGGTCCATGCACGATAAAGGAGTCTGATCAATGTCGAGTACCTATTTTCCGATTTCGACGGCCAGCTTTTCGTCGGCCTCGTGGACCTACGATCCGCTGGTAGCGAGTGAAACCATTTCGCAGAGCGCCCCGATCGCGCCGTCTTTGGGCGTCCTCAAGCGCGGCACCGTGCTCTACGGCCCAGCCGTCGGCACGCCCATCACGGCAGCTACGCCGCTGACGACAGTGGTCGGCACGGCTTCGCCTCGCGGCATCCTGGCCCAGGACATCGACACCGGCACGGGCGGGAACGTGATGGGCCTGATCTACACGCAGGGCAAGTTCCTCGATACCGGCATCACTTTCTCGAGCAAAGGCGCCGCCTTCGACGCGGCGAACCTGTGGGACATCGGCATCTACGTGCTTACGGTCCTTCAGACCAACGGCCAGCTGGTGCCCATGATCTCGCTCCCGGCGACCGGCGGGCCTCTACCTCAGATGATGGCCGCCAAGGACGCCGAGGAGATGTTCAAGCAGGACGTGGAGGCCATCAAGGCGGCGCAGGGCACCCCGCTGCCGGGGGACCTCAACGCGCCCCTCCGCACGCAGCCCGCGTGGTATGCCGCCCAGTTCGGGGAGGAGGAGTTGACCCCGGAGCAGGAAGCACGCAAGCAAAACGCCGAGGAAGCCTCCGACATGATGGCGAAGCAGGAGAAGGCGCTGGCCGACCTCGACCAAAAGCAGCAGGAGGAACGCTCGAAACTCCTGGCGCAGCAGCACGAGGAGCAGAAGAAGTTCGCGGCCAAATCGAGCGAGGCGCTCGACACGGCGCGGAAGCAGAACCCGCAGCCCGCCCCGGCGAAGCTGCCTGTCAACCCGCCGCCAGCCGAGCCGAAGCACGAGCCGAAGCCGCCCGAAAAGCCCAAGCACTGACGTTTTTTGAAGCGCGGTCCGCCCGTTCCCTGGCACGGGCAGAGCGGGCCGCATGGCTCATAGGAACACCCAGTACACCAGAAGGAGCGCCATATGGCCTTTGATGTATTCAGTACGGGTATTCTTACCGGGGTTGTGCAAAGTCTGCTGGGGACGCCGCAGTTCCTGCTCGACCGCTATTTCGGCACCATACAGGCCGAAGCAAGCGAACAGATCATGTTCGACGTGGTGCAGGGCAAACGGCGCGTGGCGCCCTTTGTGTCGCCGCTCGTCGAGGGCCAGATCGTTCAAACGCAGGGCTGGGTGACGAACACCTTCACACCGGCCTACATCAAGGACAAACGGGTCTTCGACATGAACCGCCCCTTGAAGCGGTCGGTCGGAGAGGCGATCGGAGGCGCGCTTTCCCCTGCGGAGCGGCTGCGCGCCCTGATCGCGTTCGACATGCAGGACCAGCTGGACATGCTGCGCAGACGCCTGGAGGTGATGTGCGGCGAGGTCCTCGCAACCGGCAAAAGCACGATCACAGGTGACAAGTACCCGACCAAGGTGGTGGATTTCCAACGCAGCGCCAGCCACACGATCAACGCGAGCCCGCTCTGGAGCACTGCGGGCGTGAAGATCCTCGACAACCTCCAGGACTGGGGCCAGATCGTCCTTGAGGACACGGGCATTTTCCCGAATGACGTGCTCATGACCCCGGATGTGTGGAAGGTATTCCGCAACGATCCAACGGTGCTGCAAACTCTTAACATCTTCCGCAACTACAACACCCCGCCCACCATGGCTCCGTCCGCAATGATGGTCGAAGGCGGCGTGCCCATGGGCGAGGTCGGCGGATTCAACATTTTCGTTTATAGCGGGTGGTATGTGGACCCCTCGACCGGGACGGAGGTGCCGATTCTTCCCCTTGGCACGGTGATCATGACTTCGCCGGCGCTTCAGGGCGTGCAAGCGTACGGCGCGATCCGCGACGACGACTTCCTTCAGGCCGGTCCGTATTTCGTGAAAAGCTGGGTGCAGCAGGACCCGAGCGTGCGCTTCGTGATGCTGCAAAGCGCGCCCATCATGGTCCCGTACCGCCCCAACGCTTCGCTGATGGCGAAGGTTCTCTAAGGTTCCGTGTGCCAGCGGAGCGCCACGCGCCTCTGAATCGCGTACTGGGGTTCGGAGGCGCAGGCGCAGAACGAGAGGGGTGCTAATGGCGTCGAATCCGTTTATCGGTCTTTACCTGCCGGGGGTGTTCTGGCCCGCCGAGATCGCCACGTTCGGCAGCGAGGTGGATTACCTGCCGCAGGGCGACCCGGCGCAGCTGGTGACCATCAAGGTCCTCTGGAAGGACGGCGCGACGGATGAGGACGTCTCGCCCGGGCGCTACAGCCACATCGACGTGCAGAATGCCGACCTGCCCCAGCCTCCCGCCAAGCGCGACATGGTGCAGAAGGACGGCAAGCAGTATCAGGTGGTGGCCATCAACGCCCTGGCCATCAATTACTCGGTGATCGTGCTTCAGGAAGCGGGGCCGGTGCTCTGATGCCTTCTCTCGCTGGACCGATCGCGGCCGCGCAGTCCTCCTTCACGATCAAGGTCAAGCGGACGGGCCGCGTGCGCCCGCCGAACCTGAGCGATCCGCAGCTGAAAGCGATCGGCGACCAGATGGTGGCCGAGCAGAAGGCGCGGTGGGCCAAGGCCTACGACGCCAACGGCCAGCCCGCGAAGAAGCTCTCCGTGCGCTACGCCATCATCAAGCAGGCCGTGCTGCACAAGCGCCCTGCCCGCGACATGAAAATGACGGGCGCGACGATTGCGAATTTTCAGCTGCGCAAGGCTGCGGACGGCAGAATCCGCGCGGAGAACACGAAGAAGCTGGAGCGGCAAAAGGCGTCGCGCGCCAACAGCTACGACCAGATGATCGGCTTCGCCCTCAGCGATTTCAAGGTGGTGATCGGCGAGGCCCAGCAGCAGTACGGCCAATACGCGAAGACGGCGTGGCTGCCGGTCGAGGGCACGAACCGGCGTCCTTCGACGCTCAATCTGCCGTGATCTATGGTGAAGCTGCGCGATCTGGTAAATGCGGTGGCCGCGACGCTGGGGGCGATCCCCGAGGTAGTGGCCGCGCTCGCGCCGATCGACCCGATCCAGGCGTACATCGATTTGAACCCGACCTCGAATTCGGTCGCGCTCGCGCTCTACCAGATGCAGCCGGGGCAGTTGCTGGTCGTCTGGAGAGGCACGCGGCTGACCAAGGACAACATGAGCCGTTGGTCGCACCTCGTGGACATCTGCATCCGGTCCCTTCCCGGGGAATCCGATATGGACCTCGTCGACACCATCATGGAAGGCGTCCCGGTTCCCGGCGACGGCCAGGTCTGGCTGAACTGCCCCGTGATGGACGGCGTCTACAGCACCGAGGTGTCGGACATCGAACGGCGCACCGACGAAGAGGGCGTGGATTATTTTGCGATTTTGACGGAGACGGCTGAGACGGGAGACTGGCGCGCCGCCAGCAGCCGCCGTGTGATTTAGGAGGTTACTTTATGACGCCGCAAGAACCCCAACAGCCGAAACCCCCGGGCGCTCCTGGGGTGCAGGCCGGACCAACGTCCTGCCCGGCCAATATTCAGGAAACGCAGATCGCGTTCGGCTTCAAGCCGCAGGCCGACGTGCCGACGCCCAACGCCATCCCCGAGATGTGGTCGCTCACCAAGGTCAACCCGGCGCTCTCGGTGGTCAATCCGGTGAACGAAACCAATGCCCTCGACATCGGCAAGGGCAACGAATTTCCGAGCCAGGTATTCCCGAGCTACCAGGACGCATCGGTGGCGCTCGAAAAGTACGTCAGTTCGGAATTCATGGCGTGGCTGTTTTGCTTTACGACCGGCAAGGCAACCAAGACGGGCACCGCGCCAGCCGGGCTTGTCTACACCGCCGTGCCGAATGACCCCGCGGTGAACTGCATCAACCTCCCGTGCTTCACCTACGACGAGCTGATCCGGCCGGAACCCAACTCCGTGGTGGACCGCGCTCTGATCGGCTGCGTGGTCGGCGAATGGACGCTCACCATGTCGAGCGGGCCGGGGCGCGCCAATTGCCGGGTAGCCTGCACGCTGCCAAGCTCGGGGCGCGTGCAAAGCCCGGGCCTGACTCCTCTGCCGGCGGTCACGCAGGAACACTTCCTGAATGCGGCGGGCGCAGCGATCAACATCAACGGCATCGACTACGTGCTCCAGCAATCGTTCATTTCGCTCGAATTCCGCTGGAACAACAACGTGCGCCTCGACACCGGGCTCTATCCCGGGTCGGGCACGCAGAACGGCTATGCGGTCAGGGGCCGCATGGAATACGGCATCCGCGAGATGACGCTCTCCTTCGTCGCCCGCGCGCAGAAGGGCTCGACCGAGTACAACAATCTGATCAACGGGGTCGAGGGCCCAGCAACCTTCGGGGTGACGGGCGGGCTGATCGGCGGCGGCTCGAACCACGGCTTTCAGATCTCAATGCCGCGCACGCGCCTGCAGTCGGTCGTAAACGGCGACGACAACAATATCGTGACCGTCCAATGCGGCCTGACGCCATTGCAGCCTACCGACGGCGTAACGCCCATCATTTCCATGACGGCCACGACCACGCAGGACGGCATTCTGGGGCTCTGATATGTTCGACGCGAATACCACAATCACGATCGGGCTGCGCACCGCCGCCGGTAAAGCGGATATTACGGTGCGCTGGCCCACGGACGAAGAATGGGGCGCGCACCGCAGGCGCCGCAAGATCCTGCAACGTCAGCTGGGCCGCGGAGCGACGGAAACGGAGATCGACTCCTCCGAGGCGGACGCCAAGCTCTACGAGTCCATCAAGCTCAACGGCGCGCCGCCGCTCTCGGTGGCCGAAGCCGGCAGGATCGTCGATACGATCGCCACTACCGACGTGCTGGGGGTCGATTTGCACGCCGAGGACGCCGAGGTCCAGCTCAACACCCTGATGGGCGAGGTCAAGCATACCGTCCGGATTCCCATGATGGACGAGGTAAAGGCCCTGCAGCGTTCGACGCGCCTGATCAGCCTGCAATACAACCGCTCGGAGATCCGCACCAACCTCGAGTCCGCCGCCGCGCTCTGGGATAAGTGCGGCGGGCGCGCGGAGGGCTACGCCGGGGCGGTCCCGAACATCCACAAGGACGTGGCGATCCGCGCGGTGATCGCGGCGATCGAGCAGGAGGCGCTGCCGAAGTATGACGAGGCAAATTTTTAGCAGGCGCGGGCGGCTGGCCCGAATCGCCGTCTCCGCGCTTCATCTTCCACCGCCTGCTGCGGCGCGAACAGCTTTGCCCAGGCCCTGCGGAGTGTCCCGAGGTGCTCAATCTCTATCCGTTCGCCGACCAGAACGCGCCGCGCTGCGAAGAGTGCCCGCTGGAGCAGTTGGAAAAGTATCAGGCCTCCCCGGCTGGGCAGCTGATCTCGCAAACGATCGACCTCGATTTCGCCCTGCAATCGGGGGTGACCGTTACCCTCGCTGACATTACGTACCCGGAGTTTTTGTTGCTGCGCTTTCTCTCCGAGGAGCGCAATCGATACCACGAGGAAAAGATGAAGCAGGCGACACGCCATGGCCGCTAACAACATCTACATCCAGGTCGATCTCAATTCCCAGAACGCGCAGCAAAACGTAAACGCCCTCAATCAGTCGATCGCCAACACCGGCACCGCCGCCGAGAAGTCCTCGAAACAAGCCACGACGGCGATGAGTTCGGTCAACATCTCCGTCCAGCAGACGACCCACGCCTTCAGCGAATTGACCACCGCGCTCGCGGGCCTGGGGATCGCGCGCATGGTTACCAGCTTTGTGCAGATCGGCAGCGAACTGAACCGCGCGCAGACCATGATGACGGCCTTCACCGGCAGCGCCGAGGAAGCCTCCAAGGTTTTCGAGCAGATCCGCGGAATCGCCGCGCAGAGCCCGTTCCGCTTCAAGGACCTGGAGGAGACCACGCGTCTGCTGCTGGGCTTCGGCATGTCGGCCAAGGAGGTGCCGCAAACGATCAAGATCGTGACCGACCAAGTAGCTGCAATGGGCGGCTCGATCGAGAACGTTAATGCCATCGTGCGCATTTTCGGGCGCGTGATGGAAAAGGATTTCGTCAGCGCTATGGACCTGTTGCGCCTGCTGCCGCAACAAGCCATCCCAATCATGGACGCGCTGAAAAAGGCGATGACGCCCGCAGGCCAGCCGCTGATACCCACCGCCGACGTGCAGAAAGCGTTGAAGGAAGGCGCGCTCGATCCGGCGAAGACGATAACGGTGATCCTCGGGGCCATGCAGGAGAAGACCAGGGGAGCCGCCGCGCTTATCAACGACGCCGCCAAGGCGCTCAAGAACTTCGGGGACATGGCCGACTACCTGCGCCAGCAACTGGCGGGGCCGAGCGGTTTCGGACCCGCCCTCAACAAGCTGGCCGGGGAAATCGGGGCGATCCTCGCACCGCTCGCGGGCGTGGTCGAGGAGTTGATGAAGCTGCCCGAGCCGACCAAGGAACTGATCGTCAATGTGGCGGCGGGTGTAACCGCGGTGGGGGCCTTCGCGGGCGCGTGGCAATTATTCACCACCATCTCCGGTCCAGCGATAAAAGCAATCGTCGGATTGGGGAGCGCAATCGCCAAGGCGCTGGTCGTGGTGCTCACGAACCCGGAACTGCTGGCGGCAATGGCGACGGTGACGGCCTTCGTCGCCGGGTTCGTGCTGCTCTATCCCGAACAGGCGAAGAAGCTCGAAAAAGCTGCGGAAGACTGGGTGGGCTCGCTGTGGAAAAAACTGCAGGACAAGATCGGGGCGTTGGCCAAGGAGGGCCAGGGGCTGGTCGCAAAACTCCTCGGCCTGGACGACAAGAAGGTCGACGTCAAGAATCCCGTGATGGAAGCGAAGCTGGAGGAACTGCAAAAGCAGGTGCAGGAATGGGCCGCCTCCGCCAGCCAGACGCTCCTCGGCGCGCTCTCTTCCCCGGCAGACGCCGTGGCCATCAAATACACGGAACTGTTCGCCAAGCTGAACGAGAAGATCAAGGAGCAGTTCATCACCGACGAGCACGCCAACGAGCTGCGCGCGCAGCTGTCGCTCGCCCGGGACATGGAGACGGACGCCAAGATCTTCGAAAAGAGAAAGCAGGATATCGCCGAGCAGTACAAGCTTGAAGGCGAAGCGGCCAAGGGGTCCTACGAAGCGCAGATCGCCTACATCGAAGCCCTGGACGCCCAGGACCTGCGCGGCAAGGTCGCGGGGATCGACCGGATCACGGCCTTGCGCGCCGAAGCGGCGCAGACCGCCGCGCGGCTGGAGAAGGAGCAGCTGGAGGACGTCTACAACCTGCAGGTCCAATATCTATCGCGGTACCGCAAGGAGTTCGAAGCCGCCGGGATTGACGTGGATGCGGCCATCCTGGCCCGCCAGCAGGAGATGCTGGACAAAGAGAAGGTGATCCACCAGAAGGCGGTGGACGAGGAGCAGAAATACCGGCTGGAGGGCTGGAAGAAAGCCAACGACGCCATCATCGAGGAGCAGAAGCGCGTCTACGACGCCTTCAAAAGCGAGTTCGATGAGATCTTCGACGCCATCACCGACAAGTCCAAATCACTCGGCCAGGCGCTCGGGGACGTGTTCAAGAAACTGGCGTTGGGCGAGGTCCGCAATATCTTCAGTTCGCAAGCGGCCGCAGCGGCCACGGA